CTTACAGATGGTGAGGGCTATCAACTTTCATATCATAGAACAGTTAACAGAAGTCTCATGGGTGAGTCTTACTTTGGTAGAGGTAATTATGGAGAAGGATGTATTCTTCGTAATCGTAAAACTGGTAAGACATATAACTGTGGTTATCAGTATCATGATTTCACTAAGATGTTACTTCGTAATATCTCTGATGAATTAACAAATGTTAACTTCGTAGGTATTCGTATCATGGATGGTAGAGATGCCAAGCATTTTGTTCAGATGAACAGTGAGGATTACAATAGTCCAGAGGTTGAAAAGACTATGCAGCAATGGAGAAAGACTAAGACTCTTATCCTAGAAGATGTAGGATACAAAGTCTATCTTGGATTATCATCATCAGCTGTAGGTAATGATGCAGAGTTTGAAGTAAAAGAAGATGCATCAAAGGCAGACATCAAGAGAGCATTTACAAAGAGTCTTAAGAACAAGAAGATGAACAAAAAGATTCTAAGTAAGTTTATTGAGATGGTTGCTTGATAAATAGTGGACAGTTAAGAAACTGTCCATTTTTTATTGTCGGGGGTTGACTATGCACTATAATAAGTACATAGCAAACAACCCCTTTTATTATGGCAAACCTTTTTGAAATCAAAATGACTCGTGAAGAAATCATTGATGGTCTAAGATCACAATACGGATCAGAGTTTACTACTCCCGAAGTTCGTGCATGGTGTGCCATGAACGACATTACATATCAGACAGTTACTAAAAAACTGAAAGAATTTAAAGTGACTAAAGGCAAATGGAATCTTGAAGTCACACAGGAAGTTGTAGAAGATATCGAGAGATCTTTTGCAGCACCTGCAGCAGCACCCGCAGTTGTAGCACCAGTTGCACAGAATCTTATTCCTGATGTTGATGAGACATTCGTTAAGTTTGGCCCATTTGCTGATGTTAAAAAGATTATTCAATCTAAGTTATTCTATCCTACATTCATTACAGGATTGTCAGGTAACGGAAAGACATTCTCTGTTGAGCAAGCATGTGCTCAACTAAATAGAGAGTTGATTCGCGTGAACATCACGATAGAGACAGATGAAGACGATCTTATTGGTGGGTTTCGTCTTGTTGATGGTAACACTGTTTGGCACAATGGGCCAGTTATCGAATCTTTGGAGAGGGGAGCTATACTCCTTTTAGATGAGATCGATCTAGCATCTAACAAGATCCTATGTTTACAATCGATTCTTGAAGGAAAAGGTGTCTTCTTGAAGAAGATAGGTAAGTGGGTAAAACCTGCTGCAGGATTCAATGTGATTGCTACTGCAAACACCAAAGGTAAAGGATCTGAGGACGGTAGATTTATCGGTACTAATGTATTGAATGAAGCATTCCTTGAGAGATTCCCTGTGACCTTTGAGCAATCATATCCTCACATCAAGATTGAGGAAAAGATGTTACGTCTTCACTCTGCAAGTGTTGGAGTTCATGATGATGAGTTTATCAAGAAACTTGTTGATTGGGCAGACATCATCCGTAAGACATTCTATGATGGTGGTATTGAGGAGATCATCTCAACTCGTAGACTTGTTCATATCATTCGTGCATATGCAATCTTCAAGAACAAAGCGAAAGCAATTGAGAATTGTGTAAATCGTTTCGATGATGAAACAAAACAGTCATTCATGGAATTGTATGATAAAGTAGATTCAGATGTAGATTTTGACAAGGAGTCCGATGAATCTGTGGGGTAACTACAAGGAAGTTTTACATGATACCCTTAATCTCCAGTTTGCTCATCCGTGGGCAGATTGGGAGGCCAAGGGTACTGTGCTTTCTGCAAAAGTTTTTAAACACGACTATATAATTAAGTCAAGAGTTGTGGAGATTTGGAATGAAAAGTCTAGCATATACAACAACATCATCTATCCTAAAACAGGCAGTAATCTTCCATGTTTTGGTATGGATCTTATGGGATTTTTTGACAAGAAGGTCATTATTGTCTTTGACTTCCAACATCCTGTAGAGAACTATCTCTTTTCAGTTGATGGATTACCAAAGAGTGATGGAGACTATCGATTCTTTGAGCCTGGTAATCATTTTTCTGAGAATGTTTATATCGCAAAGTGTACGATGTCTGAAGTAGATGAGCATTTAGATATGTTCAAGTTATACTTGACAAAGTACAAAGAGATGTTAGAATTAGAGAAACCAACTAAAGTAGACACAAGTGTCTATAAAGATTTTGATGCTTATATGACTAAACTTGATCCAGTGTCAGGTTATCTGAGTGGTAAGTTTGGCAAAGAAAAAGCAGAGAGTCTTGTAAATGATTTTCTTTTCACTTATGGTTAATGCATGGAGTTTAGCGTGGGAGGCTTTAAACGGAACTATGGACGAAGAATACCCTATCATCGACACGAGTGTCGGAGCAGGTAATACTGCTTATGAATATTCAATTGATGGTCTTGATTATGAAATAGATTACTACAATGACTCTGCTGATTATATGGCAGATATAGATGATATGTATTCTCATCATCTATCGAATGCATATTCATCATATAATGATGGGTGGACACAAGAATATCATAGAGAACAATTAGAAAAATTAAAAGAACCAATGGCACACTATTTTAAATATCATGAAGAAGAAATTTTAAATGATATAAGAGAATATGTATCAGGCACATATCAAGGACATTATACAGGAAAGTCTCATGAGTTTCGTAATGTTCAGACAATAGATCTCATGGCATCAAAAGAACTTGCATCAGGTTTTTGTCAGGCTAACATACTAAAGTATGGAAGTAGATATGGAAACAAAGACGGAAAGAATAAGAAGGACTTGATGAAAGTCATACATTATGCTATGCTATTATTACACTTCGATAACCACTATGGCGAACCATCAATGCCATCAGGAAATTTTGAACAAATGCCTTAACAATTATGACAATGAATTTGAGTGACAACACTTTAGGTATCCTTAAGAATTTTGCAGGAATTAATAATTCAATCCTTGTGAAGAAAGGTAATCAACTTCGCACGATATCTGTTGCAAAGAATATTCTTGCTGAAGCAGAGATACCAGAAGATTTTCCAAGAGATGTTGCGATCTATGATCTAAATCAGTTTCTAAATGGATTAAGTTTACATCAAGATCCAGACTTAGATTTTTCTGAGGAAACATATCTTACGATTCGTGAAGGTAGAAGAAAAGTAAAATATTTCTTTGCAGATCCACAGGTTATTATTGCACCACCTGAGAAAGAGATATCTCTTCCATCACAAGATGCATGTTTCCAACTTGATAGTAATTCATTAGAAAAATTACTTAAGGCTGCTGCAGTATATCAATTACCTGATCTTGCAGTTGTTGGTGGTGAAGGTGTTGTTAAGTTAATTGTTCGTGATAAGAAGAATGATACATCAAATGAATATGCAGTTACTGTAGGAGAAACTGATAGAAACTTTACCTTTAATTTTAAGGTGGAAAATATTAGAATTATCCCCGGTTCATATGATGTTGTAGTATCTTCTAAGTTACTATCTAAGTTTACGAATAGTAAATTAAATCTAACTTACTACATAGCATTAGAACCAGACTCTACTTTCGAGTAATTACAATGAATAACATTGGACTAGAAGTTGTATTTTGGACAGCACTATCACTTTATTTACTTGCTAAATTAGGTGTATTTAAAAAATGAAATACATTCTTTACAACGAAAATTTTGAACAACAAGGATCTTTTCAATCCATACAAGAGTTAAGAAATTTTCTTTGTGATAGAAAATATGACATCCAATGTGATGAAGATATTGGATGTACATTTGATTATATAAAGCATATTAAATGGCACTTTGACATAGTAGAATGAAAATTACACAAGAAATTATTGACAAGATACAAGAGGCCATGCTTCATACTAATCTGAAGGGTGAAATAAACTGGAAAGATGGTGATGATATTGAAGTTCAAATCGCAGGAACTTTTGCAAAGGATAAATTTATTGTTATCAAAAACAAATCAAAGAATCCTTTTGAAAATGCTCAGCCACACCCTCACTTTGATTATGAGAAGAAAGTATTTACAAAAGATGGTAGAGAAGAATATCAAAAAGAATTAAAAAAAGATATTGCTAAAAAATAAAATTATGTTATAATAGAAATATGATATTTTTATTATGAACATTTTTGTGACCGATCCCGACCCAAATGTTTCAGCACAAGTGTTGCCTGACAAACATGTGGTTAAGATGCCATTAGAGACTTGTCAAATGTTGGCAGTGGTATTCTCTAAATGGTACTATAACTGGGGTAATGATTTATTACCTAAGAAAGATGGAACTCCTTACAATACAGAGAAGGGTGCTTTCCGTGGACATCCTTGCACAATATGGGCAGCAGAAAGTTTCGCCAATACTGCATGGTTGATTCAACATGGATTTGCTTTACTTAATGAGTATGAAACTAGATATGGTAAAGTTCATTCTTGTCAAACTGCAATGAATGCAGCAGAAGAAGTATTTGAAAAACATACAGGTAAAACATTAGATTGTCACAAAGAGGCAACACCGTTTGCTTTTGCTGGCCCTGATGAGTTTAAGCATGATTCAAGTATTGATATTCTAACTAAGTATAAAAGGTATATTGCATCTAAACCTTGGGTGTGCGATAATTATCTTAGGAAACCAGATCGTAAACCTAATTGGTTATGAGTGATTTTGTATGGGTAGAAAAGTATCGACCCAAAACAATTGATGAATGTATTCTTCCTGACAGTATTAAAAAAACATTTCAAGATTTTTTAATCGCAGGAGAAATACCACATATGTTGTTATCAGGCCCTCCGGGAATTGGTAAAACTACTGTGGCAAAAGCATTATGCAATCAACTTGGAGTAGATTACTATGTTATTAATGGATCGGATGAAGGACGTTTTCTCGGCACTGTTCGGAACAACGCGAAGAACTTCGCATCTACAGTCTCTCTTACAGGTGAGTCGAAACATAAAGTCATCATCATCGATGAAGCAGACAATACCACTACCGATGTACAACTCCTTCTCAGAGCGAGTATTGAGGAGTTCTCTAGAAACTGCAGATTTATTTTCACCTGCAACTATAAAAATAAAA